CCATCAATCCATTTGCAGCAAAATCCTACCCTAGCCAATATACTAATCCTACCAGTATGGCAAATATAACAAACACTGGCCAGACAGATTCTTTCTGTTCAGGACCATAATAGAATCCGGCTTCACGAGCGCTACGAGGAAAACTATGATACTTGGAACTATTATAATCTCTATAACCAGCCCAGTTATCTGTACGCCAATCATTATTGTTCATTATTTAATTTCCTTACTTGAGTCAGCCTCAGTTTTGTCTTCACGGATCTCCAGAAAGATTGGAAGGAATAAACTTTCGGTCGAACCTTCTGCCTTATTTTTGATGCGAGCATTATACTTGACAGCAATAATCTTACCCACAACAGCTTCAGCCTTAATCGTGTTTCTATCATTATCATTGAATCCACTCCCCACATTTACTTGAATTACGCCATCGGCACTTTCACATACCAGGGCACCTAGTTTACCAACATTTTTACCCGTTCCTTCTTCCCAGCCAACAACCTTTAGATCACATTCTAATTCACCTTTGAATTTAATCAATGACTTAGATCTTTTATTCTCCCAGGGGGCTGTTGTATCTTTTAGTATGATACCTTCAAAACCATTGCTAAAGTATTCCTGGAACTTGGTCTTGGCTTCGTCTAGGTTGGCTGCATAGCTATATTCCACCACATGAATTCTATCGGTTAATATCTGACTGGTTAGCCAATCAAATCTATAACCATAGGCCATGGCACTGAATCCTGCTTCAAAATCTTCTAACTTGATAACATCCCAGAGTGTAGCATGAACCAGCTTGGCTTCACTCAAAGGTATGGTGCCTTTGACTGCTTTGTTTAGTATGCCATTGCCTGTCTTACGATCCATGATTGAGCCATCGTCTGGATTATGACAGGTCAATTCACCATCAAATACAGTATCAACACCATTAGCCAAGTAAATGAAATCTTTTTCTAATTCGCCTAACAAATCTATGGTGCGACCATTGCGAGTCTTAAATTCACATTTGTTATCTTTTACTATGGCATTGAATCGCATACCATCCATCTTCAGCTGCACCATGGCAGGCCAATGCATTTTTTCAATGAGCTTATCGTCATAGACACTGGCCAACATGACCGGATATTCAGGAACCAATCCTGGCCAGATCTTATTGATGGTGGCTTCACTTACACCACATCTGAGATCTTTGCCTATGATACGACTTATGACATAGCTATCTGATTCTGACATGCTTTCTAATATGAGTCTCAGATGTTCAATACCAGCATTGCCGGTTAATGTACGACTGCTAAGCAGGCCTAGCCTGCGCATACCTTCGGCCAGGTCATCACGGCCTTTGGGACTGTATATGGGAATCTTTCTGATAAAGAATTGAGTATAAGGATCATAGGCCAGTCTAAATGCCTCTTTGAGATCGGCATTGTTGATTTCACGATTTAATACTGCTTCTTTGTGTAATCTGCTGGCATTACTACTGAGTTCGTCTAGGATTTTTAATATCATCATAACACCATTATATGATAAAAAGGGGTTTGTGTCAAGCTATTTGTCTGCTACCAAAGGCCAGAGTATATTCATAAACCTTTGATTTTATTGACTTTTTTGGATGTTTTTTCTGTATAGTAGCCAATATGTCATTGACATCATCCAGGCTTCGAACAAAGCCGTGCATGTGCCAGCCCTTGTTGCGACCCATGCTGTCTATGACCGCATATTCCATGATCAATTTTGGGGCTAGCAGGTTATTCAATTAAACCGCCTTCGCTGTCATCGCTGCGTTTAGGCTGAACGGTTTTTTCTAATCCAACATCTGGGCCTGTTGACCATTCCAGTGGTTGTTCAAAAGTAAGATGTCCGTCAAATACAAATCCTGATCCTTTAAGGAATAATTCAAAGTTGCCTAGAATATCATCCAGGGTTATGGCATCAAATTCCAGGGTGTTACTGAAATCTGTTCTGCCGTCTTCATTTTCATTATCTACACTAAATCTATACCTGCTGTTCATGAACATTCTCCTGGTTAATTATGCTAGGTGTTTCAACTACATTTTCATAGAACTCTTCAAAGGCTCTGTTCTCTTCAACTTCCTGCTTGAAGTTCTGTTTGTGATAGGTACGAGCCATTTTACGAAATACCTTGGCATCAATACCTGTATCAGCAACTACATTTTCAATGATGTTACTGACCAGATCTCTTTCGGCTTCGGCTCTGGTAAAGGCATTGCTAATCTCTACTAGAGCGTCTTTGATCTGTTTACGAGTGACTGGATTATTCGCCAGTGCTGCTACCTGATTGCTCATTGCGTGATTCCTTTCTGTCTCGGATTGTTGGTTTAAGTGCTGCTGCTAGCTCGGCCTGAATCATCATCTTTTTAAAGATGTTGCGTTTAGCCTTGGGTGTGCTGGCAATCAACTTCTTGCTGGTCTTGCTTAGGTTAAAACTACTGGTTGGTTTCATTGCGTTTCTCCAAACATTTAATTATGTAAACAAAGGCTACTAGGTGAGCCAGATTATAAAGCCCAAATATACTTAAAAATAAATAGGCTACGACAAAACAAAACAATCTGACATCTGAACTTTCAGGAACCTTTAGCTCCTGAATTAATTCTCTGACTAGTTTTTTAAATAAAAACCAATGATTTAAAAACCAGATTTGTACGTCTGCTCGCATATGTTTAAAATTTTTCATTCAATCTCCAGGTATTTTAGTTTAAAATTGTTGTGTTGTGGTTCTTTAGGATAACCTCGGGGATTACAGATGACATTGGTTATGCCTATGGTATAATCAAAAGCAGTATGAGTATGTCCATGTATCCAAAGTTTAACGTTATCAGCTAATTCCATCATATAGTCAAGCTGATTATGGAATGCACCATTCATGAGTTCCTCATGTTTGTATTCGGGTGCTATGCTTCTATGACTAGGACTATGATGTGTAACTACAACCACATGTTTGTCTTTGTTATTGCTCAGCACATGTTTTATATATTCAACACTGCGTTTATTTTCTCTGACCGATTGTTGTGGTGTATACTTCATGTAGTTTTTACCGTCAAAGTATTTTACTATGCGATAATCAGGCATGGCAAAGGCCGCTGCATTCATGGTCAGTGGGCATTCATCGTTCATGTCAGTCCAAAGAGTTGCTCCAACAAATAGTTTATTCTCAATCTCAAGGGTCTCATTGTCTAATACGTGTATGTTAGCATAGTGAGCTAGCTTTCTTTTTAGATCCGTTACAGTGTAGTTAAACTGATAGTTATAGTGCTCATGATTACCAATAACATAGACTACATGCTCAAATTGTTCTGAACAATTCTTAAAAAATTCACCATAGGATTTCTCCATTTCTGGTCTGGAATGGTAATGCTTCACCGTACAGATATCACCGGCTAGTACCAAGACATTAGCGTTGTCAGTATTCTCTAGTAGAATATCCTGAAACTCTAGATGTAAATCACTGGCTACGGCTATCTTCAAATCTTTCCTTCATTGATTAGTTTATATACATGTTTACGAAACATTTCCACACTGCCTATGCGCACATCATTGACACGGATATCATAGCCACTGAGTATCTTCATTTCGCCTATGCTGGTGGGTATTAGATAGCCATTGGTCAGTTTAACACTGTGTTCACGCTCTATGCCCGCAAAGGCCAGCAGTTCAGTTATTTCACCCTTGGCTTGGTGTCGGCTAAACCAGGCGTTCATAGTTTCTTCCATCTCCAACCTTGTTTAACTTCTTTTTTGGTCCAGCCTTCGTCTAATAAGCTATTGTTCCAGGCCTTATACCAGCTATCAGGATATACAAATGTTCCACCAGGGAAGGGTGGTCTGTATTGTTTGACCTTTTTTTCAGGTGCTCGTGCCTTTTTCTTTTTAAATAATCGCTTTAGGAACTTAAACATTATCCACGTCTCATTTTAGCAATATCAACAGCATCTTCGGCCTTGAATACTGGTATGGTATTACTTTTATGAAGCTGACCCAGGCCAATCATGGCATCACCAGTATATTGTATGATCTTAGCTGGAGCTGTACTAGCAGCACCAGTATCTCTACTAGGATAGTTTCTTGGATTACGATCAGCGGGAATTTCATATTTTACGCTGATGGGTCTGGTAATTTTGATGTTCTTGTTGGTAGGATATTTGGCCAAGAGTTCGGCCCAGGCTTCTTGATTGCGTTTGGCCTTGGCCGCAGCTTCGGCGTTGCGGAACTTAGGCTTACCTTTTTTCTTACCCGTAGTACTATACATGGGTGGCAATAGATGCATGCTCATAATTCACCTCACAAAATAACATTATATGATAAAACAATTACTGTGTCAAGCCTAGTCCCAGTAATTACCTGCAGAGCAGTAATAGCTTCTAGGTAAGACATCATCCATCCAGGCATAAGGGCCAATGTTTAGCCTATCCATGACCTGACGGTTCATCCATTGCATGGCATGGCCCTGGCTCTCTGCAATAACCTTATGTGTGTCCTGACCTACTTTAAAATAATATGTTTGTCTTTTCATCGGTTTTCCTTTTTAATTATTATACAGGTATTATAGCAGAAAACCGGTTTTTTGTCAAGTTCTAACCCATTGATTTACAAGTACTTTTTCTGCCTGTTTTTTAGGCAGATTTTTGAGATAATAGGCCAGGGAACGCCTCGCGCACCAAGGCTTCGGTCAGCCCCTTGTAGTGTTTGCTTAGCTGTTTGTCCTTCATGATGTTAAGCAGATCAGCTTCGGTCCAGTGACAGCCTTCTAGTATCTGAATCCAGATATTTTCTTTCTGTGTTTTCTTGACATTAGGATTGTATTTAGGATGACCTGGTTCAAAGATATACAGACGGCGAGCCTCGTTGTAGAGATTGCTTTCGGTTAAAGAATTATCAGCAATGCTTCTGTCAGTCTTGAATGGAGCTGGTCCTTCGGGTAGATCTAGTTTAACTGCTGGATCAAAATTAAGTCTCAGCACGGTCTGTAGTACAGGATTACTATACTGTTGCAGTATGGCAATCTTTTCTTTTTTACCTGGTGCAGCTGATACCTGGTCCAGGATTTCTGGTACGCTTAGTTTCATTAAAAATCTCCTAGGGATTCTATTAGGTTTTTCATTTTATGTTCCATGAAGTAGTTCAGCAACTGACTCTTGTCCTTGTGTGGGCGATTTTGCCAGGCACCAATGACATTGTCGCGAACTGTATCTGGAATGTATTCAAAATCTATGAGATAGCGATTACGCTGAAAATTACGAGCAGTATCAATGTCTACATGATTATGGAATTCGTCTATGGGTATGCTCAGCCAGGGTTCCATTTTCTTGGCTGTTATGGGTCGCTGACGAGCGTCAGTAACAAAGGTATTGTCAGCACTTAGTATGTTGGGAATACCATCGCCTTTGTCGCCTTTGATGATATGTTCCATGAGGTAATGCTGTATGCTGGCCTCGGGCTTGATCCATTTTTTGTGTATGGGGCTATACTGACTGACATTCTTGTACTTCTGTAGCTGTATGAAGTCATGGTCACCAGACAGAATTAATACAGGTTGAGGCTCTGGTTCACCAAACATGCCGGCTGGAGATGCCAGATCGTTGGTCTGAGTCCAGGCACAGAGCAGGGCTATGACGTCATCGGCTTCGGCACCTTCGACATCTATGACTGCATACGGGAAGAATTGATTGAGTTCGGCTCGAATTTCTGCCAGAGTGTCAAAGATTAGCTTCCAATCAAAACCACTATCGGCTCGGGCCTTTTTACGACCTGCTTTATAGTATTCAAACTTATCTTTGCGCCAGTATTTTTTGTTATCACAGGCTATGACTATGTCGCCAAATTCAGCTCCAAATTTTACCTTGTAGCTGCGTATGGCATTGATAATCATATGACGTATGAGATCTTTGCGAATCTCTACATCGGTTCTGCCTGCTAGTTCCGCCATTAAAGTACTTATGGCAGTCTGGTTATAATCAACAATAATCATGATAATCTTTCTTTTAGGTTTTAATACAGTATATATGAAGTTCTATTCAGTGTCAAGCTTTTTATGTTTAGATGGTCTGCGATTACGGGATTTCTTTCGGTCTGTATGAGCGCCACCTCGCTTGCCCTTTAGTACTTCGTGATTAGGGTTTCGGGGACGTAATAGTATGGCTGGTATTTCGAATTTAAATTTAGGCACAATCGCTATAGGCGTCAATCCATCGATTTACGCAGGTTTTATCATCTTGTTTGCAGGGTATGGCCGCTATGGCAGCTTCATGTGCTAGATCTGTGTTGGTCTTTTTAACGAAAAAGTTTTCGCTGGTTTCGTCTATGACGGTTTTTTCTTGTTTGTTAAATTCCATGGTTTCACCTTTTGGGTTAGTTATTGTAGCCGGCTTTTGACCGGATCGAATATTTATGATCAATGTATGTTTGGTACAATCAATTCAGCAGTCAGCTTCCATTCTTCTACCTTGGCTCCGCGTGGAACATCTATGCCATCTACTATGGCTTTTTGTACAAATGCCATGAGCAATTGATTATAGAGTTCGTCAGGTATTTCGTCAATGTCCAGTTGTATTTTCATATTAATCCCATAATGATCTAAAGTATTTACCAAATAACATCAGGCCATGTTGTATGCGTTCTTCTTCAGCCTTCCATGGTTTCTTTAACCAGGTGCCATTGCGATAAAATGGTTCCTCCCAATCGTCTTTGTCCAGCTGTTCAAAAGCATGTATCATTTCAGACATGACCCAGTCCCAGCGTTTAAAATGATTGCCATCAATATCCCAGTCGTTCTTTTTTGCCCGTTGAGCAGCTGGAGTAGTACTTCGTAAACGGGCAGGCACATCAGCATCATCAACCTGAGGTGCACCATGTTTTCTTTCATGTAGCTGACGCAACATGGGCAGGATTATGGGTGTTAAAGTTGAATCCATGCCCCAGGTGTCATAGTCGTCAATCTTTACATACCTGATTGGGGGATGTATGACATCTAAGAACTTTTTAATTACACCACACACGGGGTCTAGTATTGTATTCATGCACTTTACCCAAGGCTCATCATAGTCAATCTCTCGCCACCAGCAGAGTTTCTCGCAGATGGTATAGGGACTTAACCAATGATCTCTATAGTTGCTTAGATATACTTTCATAACTTATCCCTTAATCTTAAACAAATGTTTTTATCAATCTTTTGATTTTCATTACATTCATATTCACCGCAAAATCCACTACATTGTTCTCCTAGCATTCTTCTTACTTTTTTAAATACTTCTCGTCTATCACTAAATTTAACTTTACCTGATAATTCAACAGGACTAAAAAATGCAGTCCATCCATGATTGGCATGAAATGTTCCTGTAACTTTTTTACCCATAATAGTATCAAAATATATCCAAGGATAATTCGCTGCAAAGGTTACATCGATGCCTAGTTTATTGAGTCTACGCACGAATGTTTTTATCAGATAATCATTCATTTAAATCCTTTATTACGTTCTACATTCCAGGCCAATGCTGTTTCTGCGCCACTGGGCTTTATATCATTGATGATGATGCGTTCACCACGCGGTAACTTAAATATAATCTTATCAAACCAGATACCATGTTTGTTTAGAAACTTTTTGGTATGTTTTTTAAGATACTTGGGTCTGGATGTTACTAATATGATGCGATCTTTTTTACCAAACGACTCCCAGAGTTCTTTGACACCTGGCAATAGACGATCCTTATACATGGCACTGTTTACTAGATTATGTTCTATCACAGTCCCATCTAGATCAATGAACCAGGTCTTGGGTTCTTTTACTTTGAATTCAAAAGGTAGTTTCATTATAGAACTCTTAATAAGATTGTATCAGCATTGATGCGACCATTTAACTTGGTCTCGGTGGTAGTAAGGTCACCAAGTACTTTTCTTAATTGAACCTTGCCAGCGTCTAGTACCTGTTTGGTAATTACGTCAGGTTTTCTAAGTGTTCTTTGCACACTGGTTTCTGGATCATAGCCCTGCAGGCTAGTGCCTCGAACACTGAATCCTGTTGAACCCGTGGCCAAATAACAGCCTAGCTTTTTATTTTTAGTATTGTAGACCCATAACTGCTGAGCACCGACAATGCCAGGTGCACTTATACTAGTTAATCCTAGCTCTGCGAACTCTTTGAGATACTGCAGTTTAGCTACCTGTACGCCAGCTGGTTTGGCTTTCTTAACGCGAACCTTCTGATTGGCTTTCTTAAAGTCGGCCCAGCGTTGGCCATCCTCAATCAACTCCAGAAGGAAATTCTCCAGCCGACCTCGTTGAGCCGCTGTATAACAGCTGTAGCCTTCGGCCATTTGCTCATCTGTGGGCACCTGAACTATTTCATTGATGCGACGATCTAATAGACCCCGGACTGCTGTACCAAATACCTTGGGACTATTAGCACCCTGTAGATATTTGAATAGGTTAAAGTCGGTCTTACGACAATCATTTAGTATGAAGTTATCAATCTCGCCTTCTAGCTCGCCAAAGAATTCGCTCTGTTTGGCAGCAAGTGCGTCCTGAATGCTGGGTTTTTTTACTGTATCTTCTTGCGCAGGTCCTGTAGGTGCTCGAACTGCATGCTTTAATAGATCTTTAATGGTATCTGTAAGTTTAGTTTGATCTCTGGGACTAAGGTTAGCTCCATGTTCGGCCAGACGAGCCAACCAACCAAATACTGGTCGCATATAAAAATCTGGAACAGCATCAAAGGTCTTGACATCAGCAGGCTGATGTTTCTTTAACCAGCTTCGTAAATATGCACGGCTGGTTTTTAGATCTTTTTCATAGTTATACCAGTTAAAGGCTCGCATCAGAGCTACGGTATAGCCTGGTCGAGTATGATCAATTTCAGTGGCTTCTGGTTCTTTGCCATGCGCCATTTTTTGCATCATTTCATCAATGCGTTTACTTGAAAATATATCTGCCATTACTTATGCTTCCTTTCTATGCGAGCTCTGGTCTCGGCTATCTGAGCATTTTGTATTCTAATTAAATTATCCTGATCTGTCAATCTTTTATGAGCCTGATCCAATCTGACATTAAGTTCTCGATCTTCTTCTTGAAGACGATATACCTGTTCCTGTAAGGCATTGATTCTACTAGTATATCCTACTAGCACTGTGTCGTAGGCTCTGAGCTGGGCTATACTGGCCACACCAATATACGCACCAACACTGGTCAGTATACATAGGATTCCAATGATTAGTTTATTGAACATTGGTAAGCCTATCAAATCTAAATGATCTCCAGGCACTGATATCAGTGTCCCAGACTGCAACGGTTTCCAAACTGGCATTTGATTCAGATTCATCAATCTCATTGTTATCATAGCTAGTATCTGGAAGATAATCAGCTAATAAAGTACAATTCATGGTTCGGTTTGTACCATCTGCCTTGGTAAAGTTTACTGTTACTACTCGGGCTCTTAGCTGTTCAAGGACCCAGAGTCGATACTCTTGTCGTTGCTCGACTGTACTAGTTAACCAATCAATTAGTTCCATGCTGATTCTCCTGATATAATTTAATGAGGTGTTTGTATATTTTAACGTAATAAGCAAAGCGGCGCGGCTCGCGTTCAAAGTTAGGTAACCTTGAACCGAATAACTGTACTAGATCATTATATATTAATTCTGCCTGTTGTTCAGTCATAGACTCTGCGACATTCTGCACTGATAAAATTTTTAGGATATTTTTTATGATGTTCTACTAGTATTTCATGACCTACCAGCTGACAATAGCCTAGCTCCAGAAAACTCTGCGAGCTGACTGGGACTACCTGTCCGGTGGGTGCGATCATGCTTATAACTAGCAGATAACTTATCATGTTGGTATTATATGATAAGTCAGGGATTGTGTCAAGCCCTTAAGGCCGGAACCGAAACTACATGACTGCGATGTATTCTGCATTGAATGATACCATTGTACCAGAGATCTGGTTGTTCTAGTACACGGCGATG